AATACTTGATCCCACGCCACCTCCACCTCCGCAGGTAATAAAAAACTGATAACTCAAGCAAAGAAAGGCCTGTAAAATGGGCGCACCAGCACCAGCACCAACAATGGCAGCGCAGCCTACTGCACAGCCTAATGCAACATATCAGCCAGCAGCAATGGCTCCGCAGCAAGGCTTCAACGTAAACCAAGCCGCCGCCGGAGCCTTGCAGGGCGCAATCGGCGGCACTCAGCGGGCCATGCAGGCTCCGCTGCAAGTCGGCGCGTATGCCAACCCATACACCAGCGCAGTCATTGATCGGACGCAGCAAGACATTGCACGTCAGCAGCAGATGGCGTCAAACCAGCTCGGCGCTCAAGCAACGGCATCCAATGCGTTTGGCGGGTCACGTCAGGCAGTTGCCGAGGGCGTGATGGCTGGCGAGTATGGCCGCATGGCAGGCGATTTTGCAGCGCAGCAACGTCAGCAAAACTACAGTCAAGCATTGCAGGCTGCTATGGCAGACCGTCAAGCCCGGCTTGGCGCAGCGTCCCAGATGGGTCAACTTGGTCAGCAGGCATTTGGCACAGGCCAAGCAATTCAGCAAAGCCAGCTTCAGCAGGGTCTATTGCAGCAAGGTATGCAGCAAGCTCTCATTGATGCAGCAAAGGGTCAGTACGCTGGTTATACAGCATCGCCCATGCAATCTCTGTCAGCGCCTTTGGCGGCGTTGGGTGCGGCTCAACAAGGTGGCCAAGGCACAACGACGAAGAGCGCAAGCCCCGGCTTGTTCAGCTATCTTCAAATTCCGGGGTTATTTTAGTAATGCCGCAAGGTTTTATCCCTCTTTCAACGCAAATGGATTTTCTCTGGAATGAAGTGCAGGGAAAGGAATTGCCCGGCTTTGGCAAGTTTCTTACGGCCAACGCTTCAACGCCAGAAGAATATGCGACGCTGTGGGATAAATACTATGAGCGCTCTGGCGGCGCTGGCGATGAAAAGGCTCGGGGTTACGCCAACAGCGTTTTCGCGGCAATGCACGATGGTACATCTAACCCCGGTGTGATCTCGCCCAACGCAAAGTTTGCTTACGGGTATTTGACGCAGAAGGGTCTCACTCCGCAGCAGGCCGCTGGCGTCACTGGTCGATTGATGGCTGAGAGCTATCAAGACATGAACCCAGACGCTCGCAACACTATGGCAGGCGGCAAAGGCACATATGGCATTGCGCAATGGCGCGGCAGCCGTATGGAAGATTTGGCCGATTTTGCAGGCGTTGACGTATCAGACATTACATCGCTTCCGGCGACCACTGCCAGCGGCGGTTTACTTACAAGCAATCAAGGGGGTCAAGACATGGCCATTTCTAACAAGCCTCCATACATGATGGGCGGCGAGGAAACTTACAACGCGCCCAATATGCGGCAACCAGCGCCTCAGCAGGGCGGGATGCGAGGGCTTCTGTCAACTGTGAAAGACAAGGCAATGGCTGTTGACCCTAATACCGGGCTGACTGGTTATCAGAGGTTCGCCCGTGCGCTTGACCCCTTAATCATGCCAGAGTTGCGCGGAGCTGGTGCAGCAATTGAGAAGCGCGGTGCGCAACGTGTTGCGGCAAGTAACCGAAACAAGACCGTTGCGATGCTGCGGACTAGAGGTCGTGACGACTTGGCTGACATGGTTGAGCGCGGCATGATTTCTCCAACCGATGCGGCCAGTCAGTTACTTGCTACGCCGAAAGATGACAGAACTGCTGGGATTAAGGAATATCAGCAAGCCGTTAGCCAAGGGTTCAAGGGAACATTCCTTGAGTATAAAACTGCGCTTCAAGAGGCTGGCGCTACGAAGGTAATCCCGCCCGGTCAAGTCAATGCAGAAGATGAGCTGCGCAAAAAACTTATGCAGAAAAAAGGCGAGGGTTTTTCCAAAATGCTTGATGCAGGTTCAGCGTCAGCTTCCGCGATGACTGACTTGAATATTTTGCAGCAGCTTGCACCTCTGGCTCCGTCAGGCCCGCTAACTGGTAGGATTGCCGAAGCGTTCCCAGAATTTAATGACGTTGCCTCTTTGCGTCAGTCAATCGTAAAACGAGTCGCCCCCACGCTGCGTGTTGAAGGCTCTGGCGCAACATCTGACCTTGAATTTAACGCAATGCTAAACTCGCTCGGCAGCTTGAGAAACACACCAGAGGCAAACCAAGCAATTATTGCCGTGATGCAAGAAAAAGCTAAGTACAACATGGACCGAGCCGCTGTCATAAGGGCTTATGAGACAAATAAAATAAATTTAGAACAAGCGAACAACCAGCTCGCTGCGCTTGACGGTCAGTCTCGGATACCAGCCCAAGTCCAAGTAATCCTTGATCGGTATGCTGTTGCTGCTGAGGGCGCAGCCCCAAGCGGCGCAGCTTCGAAAAGGTGGAACCCATCTTTAAATAATGGCGCTGGAGGCTTTGAGTAATGGTTGATGTGACGCTCCCCGACGGAACAATACTCCAAGGCATACCAGACACCATGAGCGCGGCGGAGCAAGAGGCAGTGGTCCGTCAATACTTGCAGGACAACCCTATTGAGCCAGAAAAGAGCGCGATGCAAAGTGCGATTGACTGGGCCAAAGGTGGTCAGCGTGAGGAAAACATCCCACTAGCTTTCCAAGCCAATCTAGGTTTGCCGCAGGATAAGGCGGCAAAAATGACCGCCTTGCTTGCGACAACAGCGACCGATGAGAGGCTTAAATCTGGCATTTCAGAAATCCTGCCGGGTTCTACGTTTGACAAGGACCAATATGGCAACTTGGTTGTCACAACGCCAATTTACAAAGACGGTCAGAAAACAGAGCAAGTCAACCGTTTCTATCCAAACCCATATGGGCTTGACATGACCGACTTGATGCAGGGAGCAGGTGTCGTTGCGTCGGCCACTGGCCTTGGCAAGGTTATGAAAATGGCTGGAGTGCCTTTGTCTGGCTATCTTGGGGCGACAACGCTTGGCGCGACTGAAGCTGGCTTGATAGAAGCTGCAAGCTCTAAACTTTCTGGCGCTGATTTTAAGTTTAGCGACGTTCCTTTGGGCGCACTTGGCGGCGCTGCTGGCTTAAAAGCTGGTCAAATTTTATCGCGGGTTGCAGATTTATTTAAGCGAACTCCTGAGTCGGTTATGCTCCCCAATGGCCAGCTGAGGCCAGAAATAAGGCAGCAAATGGAAGCCGCTGGGATTAATGCCGATCAAGCCACGGCTGAAATGGCCGCCGCAATGCAGCAGCAAGTTGCGCGCGGGGTTGATCCGACTGAAGCGGCCCGCTTGTCGGCGGCTGAGACGTTGCCTGTGCCTGTGCCGCTAACTAGGGGCGCAACCACCGGGTCAACTGGTCAGCAATTATTTGAAGATATGGCTCGCAAAGGCGCATATGGCCAAGTTGCAGAAGCAATGATGACCTCGGCTGAAAAGAGAACTCTTGAGGCACTTCAGCAAAACTTACCAGAAATTCAGCAGAAGATAGCTGGTCAGGGGCCGTTGATTCAGCGCGGCACAGGTGGCGCAGCCGCACAGGAAGCATTGTCTGCGCAGAGGCAGGCCGCGAAGGCTGAGGCAAATAGATTATATAATGTTGCGCGAGCTACTGGTCCAGCCTCTATGGCTGAAGACACGGCTGGCGCACTTGCTGACACAATGAGAGCATCTATTCGAGACTTCACGCCAGCATCTCGCCCAGTCACTACAAGCATTATGGATGAGATTGATGACATTTTGGGGCAAGGTGGCGACATCAAAATGCTTTTCCAAAAGCGCCAGCAATTATCCAACGCAGGCGCACAGGGAACGCCAGAGCAGGCGGCGGCGACAGCGGCAAGAACGGCGTTGGATGATTCCTTAGCTGACTTAGTACAAAAGTCGCTCATTGAGGGTGATGACACAGCCATTGCGGCATGGTCTAACGCAATCAAAAACTACGCTGATTTCAAATCCACTTGGTCAAGCAAGGGCGGAATACTTAACGCATTGACGGAAACGGTGAAGCGCGATGGTGACTTAGTTTTAAAGCAACCTCCAGAGGCAGTGGCCAACTATATACTTGGCGCGTCAAATGCAAAATTACTCAAGCCGGGGAATGTATCACGAGACCTTTTGAAGCTAAAAAAGTTTCTCCCTGCGGATGAATGGAACCAAATTCGGCAGGAGGCTTTTATCAACTTAACTGATAAATCTGTCGCATCACGCGCTGGTCAAGATATGTTTTCTGGCGTAAACTTTTTGAAATCATGGAAAGACATGACGACAAAAAACCCAGAGGCGATGAAGGCACTGTTTACAAAGGAAGAGCGTGACTTGATTGGGCAATTCGCCAGTGTGTCGGCAAGGGCCACTGGGGGTGCGGTTAATGCGTCAAACTCTGCCGCTGCCGCATCTGGCTTGATACAGCGGATTGCGGCGGCTTTGGGTTCGACAAACCTTGCGCAGTTCGCGTCAAGAGTTGTCGGTGGCAAAATGGTCCGTGAGGCTTACGGCGGCGCAAGGGCGGTGAGCGCCATGCGTGGTGGTGCTACCCCGCAGCCCAGCACGATTTCTCCCGGTGTTGGCGGGGCAGCCTCGACAAGCGAGCCGGTCCGAGACCCTGTGCGTGAGCAAATTGAGCGCACAACTGGCTTTCGCTTCGGCGCACTCTAATAAAGGACACGTCACATGGAACTTAAACCAAAATCACGCACCGAAATCGAAGGCATTGTCCAAGACGCAATCTCTGATGCGGTGGACTTTGTTGAGGGCGAAATCAGCGATGATCGGATCAAAGCCCAGCGCTACTATGACGGTGAAGTTGACCTTGGTTACGAAGAGGGTCGAAGCAAAGTTGTCGCCACAAAGGTACGAGATACTGTACGTTCTGTGAAGCCAAGCCTGATGCGCATATTCCTCAGCACAGCCAAGCCTGTTGAATTTGTGCCGCGCGGTGCAGAGGACGTGGCGATGGCTGAGCAGGCCACTGAGTTTATGCACCATGAGTTTACCCGGCTAAACGGGTACCGCGTGCTGAATGACGCCTTCCAAGATGCGCTGGTCAAAAAACAAGGCATCGTGAAGGCATACTGGATGACATATCCAGAGGCCGAGATTTACACGTTTTCTGACCTGTCCGATGACGAATACACATACCTGATCGAAGACGACAGCGTTACTGTGCTGGAGCATACGGTTGAAATGTCCATTGAGATTGATCCAATGGGTATGGAAATTGAGATGCCAGTCCACAGCGTCAAGCTGAGCCGCCAGAAAGATATGGGCGAGCTGTGCATTGAGAGCGTTCCGCCGGAAGAGTTTTTCATTAACCGTGACGCACGCTCATTGGCCGACGCTTATATCGTTGCTCACCGCACTGACATGCGCGCAGGCGATTTAATTGCGATGGGCTTTGACCCAGACGTAGTGCTGGGCTTGGATAGCTTTGAAAGCGGCTCTGATATGACAGAGGCCGAGATGTATGAACGCCGTGGCTACGACATGGACACCTCAGACGAGGACATTGAAGACCCGTCCATGCGAAATGTTGCCGTGACTGAAGCGTATATGCGCATTGACGCTGACGGCACTGGCATACCCGTTCTGCACAAATTAATCTGTGGCGGCACGTCATACGAATTGCTGGACTTTGAGCCATGCGATGAGTTGCCGTTTGCAAAGTTTGAGGTCGATCCAGAGCCACACGCGTTCTATGGTCGTTCACTGGCCGAGATTGTTATGGATGACCAAGACGCCGCCACATCTGTGCTGCGCTCTATTCTTGACAACGTGGCGATGACGAACAACCCTCGCCTTGGCATTGTTGAAGGTGCGGTCAACATTGACGACGTTCTCAACAACGAGATCGGCGCAATTGTGCGTATGCGCGCGCCCGGCTCAGTCCAAGAATTGTCCGTTCCATTTACTGCCGGGCAGACACTTGGCGCGCTGACATACCTAGACGGCCTCGTAGAGAGCAAGACAGGCGTTTCCAGAGCCTCAATGGGCCTAGACCCTGATGCAATGCAGTCAACTACAAAGGCCGCTGTACAGGCTACTGTGCAGGCCGCAGCGGGTCAGGTTGAAGTTATGGTTCGCAACCTTGCCGATGGTATGCGTGAT